TTCATGTAAGGCATCACTGCATTCTTCAGTGCGCCTTTCTCAATCCCTACAGCATTAACTCTGTAGTCCTTAGCAGCCTTTAGAATCCTTACTGCTGTTTCTCGGACATCCCACCTACCATATTGAATGTCAGCAACCCACCAGCCTTTAGTGTTAACCTTAACAATAGCTATCGCTGTTTCATCCAACTTAGAATTCTTCGCTTTGTTCGTCTGAGATGAATCCGTAAAACCACATAGATCCACCGCAATGAAGTAGTTACCATCTTCAGGTTCTTCATCACTGACTTTAATCCATTCATCTTTGAAGATCTCCGACTGTGCTGCTTCAAAGGAAGCCATGAACTCTTGTCTGAAAGCAAAGCTAGACATTGATCCTCTAGCAGCTTCAATCTCTTCAGGATCTAACAACGGATTATCAAAGCTGGTAAAGTGCCATGACTTGTAATGCTCATCCTTACCAGTATCACCTAACTTAAATAGTTCATAGAAATGGTTTCTACCCATTGGTGTACCTATGAACATTGCTCTACCCTTCTGATCCGCTAAAGCAGGTCTAAGGATTTGTTCGAACACTTGTGGTTTCATGTCTGCGTACTCATCCATCACTAAGTACTTAAGACTAACACCACGCATAGTCTCTGGTCTATCAGCACCTTTTAGTGAAATGATAGCGCCATTGACCAAGGTAATCTGCATGTTGTTGACATGACTACCTTTGATAACTGGATGGCCTAGCTCTAACAGCGTAGTCCACATAATATCTCTAGCTTGTCCCTGCGTTGGTGCTACATACCAGACATGACCTTTATCAGTCTGTAGAGCCTCTATGATCAATGTCCAAGCTGCTAACCTTGACTTACCTGTACGTCTACCAGCAGCGATGATCTTGAACCTTACAGGGTCTTTAAAGACATCTTGCTGCCACGGTAGTAGAGCTACAGTCAAATTACTCATCTTCTTCTTCTTCGTAGTCTATCAAGGTAGCTTGTACGTCAACAGGTTCATGCTCAATCATCTCTACTGGATTATCATTCACTCCAGTGATGTTGATGGTAATGGCTCTAGAGCCTCCAGCAATACCCTTATCCTCAAAGTAAGACACTGGCAACATTCTATCAACACATAGCTTTAATGCTGCCATCTGATCTTTATCATCATCATTCAATGCTTTGTGTACTATCTTTCTGATGATCGCTTGTGAGTGTGTTAGCAACAACGAAGCTGTTAGCTCTTTAATCCTTGCTGCTTCACCAGGAGGTCTACCTCTTTTGCCTCTCTTAATGTACTTCTTGACTTCTTCCTTTTTAGGTCTTCCTCTTTTCCTCTTTTTGGCAGCCACTTTCTTTTCTTCATTGACTGCCACAACATCCTGGCTGACCGATGAAGGTAGCGAACAAGGAGAAGATACTACATCTTCAGTTTTAATTTCGGACATCACTACCCTCTATATAGTTTCTCTGCCGGAAGGCAGGACTGTAAGGTGTATATAATTTTATGTATCTACAATGTAGTGTATGACGATAAGTTATATGTCTATTACTGAATGGTTCTTATACAATGTTTTGTTCATAGCCTACATAGAAGGACTTATTGTATCATACAAATGATATTGTTGTAAAGTGTCTTGACTACTACTGTAGGGTTATTGTCAGTGCAGTCTATGTTTTAACCAGTGCAGATTACATGCAAGAATCATGCCAACACAGGCTTTAGCGGGACTCCATTAACATGGTATCTTAGGCTCCGCAGAGGCTTTATAGATAACCTATTGATTCTTAAGAGATTTCTTAATAGTAATGGATTATCATTAGCAACTTACTTTTTAGCTTTTTTTGAGGCTATTGAGTTTTCCTATTTTGCTCTTTTTTGAGGCTATTGTGGTGCTACTACGCTAGAACAACATTGTCACCCCCTCCCCCTATGCCGTTTGTCGGCGTAAAACTACCGTCTATCAGCTCAGTAACTATAGCGATGTCACCGACGAATGGCATAGTCTAGCCGACAAATGGTAGCGATTACCTGATGAGTGGTACTTGACAGACGGGGAAGACTATGGTGGACCCTCTAAAGGGTACCTAGCCGCTTGCAATACTCCACGATTCAGGCATAATGGATACATGGACGAAGCAATAGCGCCGAGTCAAACAAACCAGGAGAATCAAATGCTAGACTTCATTAAATCAGTACTGCTAGTCAACAAAGTCAAGAAAGCAACAGCAACGCGATTCGTTACAGCGTACAGCAAGCATGGTAGAATCAATGGCATCATCGTCAAGCGTGGCATCATCAAAAGCACAATCAGGGTTCCAAAGCGTGGCGATGTTACAGTCTACAATACTAACATCGGATTTATCAGGCATGACAAAGTCACTAGCTTCAAGTAAAGTATACAGGGTATAGTGCCTTCGATGAGGGTACTATGCCAAGTAAACTTTATAACGGAGGTTATGATGCGACTACGTGCAGAACATGCTGCATTGTCTCAGGCCATTACGATACACAAGAAAACCGTACGTATGGTGTCCGACTATGAGCATAGGTTACTGAAGCCAGTATCCTACAACGACAAGCTTGGCAATGGCAGCAAAACCATTACCAAAGGCGCATGGAAGGGTTTTCCAGTGTATTCTCTTACACTAGAGGAAAGGTCCACATGCTCACGCACTTGCCAGCAATGGGCTAACTGCTTTGGTAATAACATGGCATTTGCACATCGCATTAAACCCGACGATCCCGACCTACTTATGCTTAGATTGTCCGACGAGCTAGCACATTTGTCTAGTATACACCCTGAAGGCTTTGTCGTACGCTTGCACATCCTAGGCGACTTCTTCAGTGCAGCATACGCTCAATTCTGGGTTGACGCATTGCTAGAGTATCCCGCACTTAGAGTATTCGGTTACACTCATAGGTCAGAGCAAGACATTATGGATGTTATCCGCTCAGGCTTGCAGAATAGCAGGGCATGGATTAGATTCAGTGACAAAGGCGGTATCATGTCTGCTAACGTTAATGGCGAAGGTATACAATGCCCTGAGCAAACTGGCAAAACTCAATCATGCATGACATGTGCGCTTTGCTGGTCCACTACCAAACCGATCGCATTCAAGGAGCATTAACATGGAAAACTTTAAGATTGTCGGCTATCTGGTCACGTACAAACTATTTTATGATGGTTTAACCCACATGGATAGATTCAATACACTATTCGATGCTGAAGAATGGGCAGACCGTAGTGAGCTTGCAGAGTACGTTATCAATCCCATTGTTGACCTATCAGGGGATTAAATGAGAGATGCCTTTATAGCCCTATCAATCATTGCCGTAAACCTATTTGTCCTTTGTCTACTTGTAAAGCTTTCATCATGAATAAATCTAGTGACTTTGTATTGATCCTTGGTGGTGGTGTTTTTGGTGTATTGTTCGCCTTAATGACCTTTATAGGACTAACCCTATGATTAAGACTTATTTCAATGGTAAGCCATGCGAAGTGTTAAAGCATGGTGTTGATGGTGAGGTTTTGATCCGTCATGCATCATCTGATCCGCTATGGCCGTTTCCATTCTACACTTGGGTTCAATCTAAACTTGTTACTAAGACTAAAGTATCAAAGCGATTAGAGGCTCTACAAGGCATTGAAGATGCTCTTATGTAGGTAGGTGCCACCTTAGCCTAGATCGTCGCTTCTAGGCCTGTTTTAATCGATTCTAGAGGGTATTATGAGAGTCTTAATTGCTTGTGAATACTCTGGCACTGTCAGAGATGCTTTTATTGCTAAAGGTCATGATGCTATGTCATGTGATCTGTTGCCTACTGATAAGCCAGGGCCACACTATCAGGGTGACGTATTTGATGTCATCAATGATGATTGGGATTTGATGATTGCTCACCCGCCGTGTACCTATTTGTCCAATGCCGGCGCTAGGTGGCTATACGCTGGGAAAACACTAAACCATGAGCGTTTAAAACAAGGCTTAGAAGCAAAAAAGTTTTTTATGGCGTTGATGAATGCGGACATAAAACAAATCGCCATTGAAAACCCTGTACCTTCAAGTGTTTTTGAACTACCTAGATATGATCAGATAATAGAACCATACCACTTTGGGCATCCTTTTAAAAAGAAAACTTGCTTATGGCTTAAAAACTTACCCTTACTACAACATACTGATGTTAAGTCAGTAAGGGAAAGCACTAAAATAGCGGGCAACTGGTTTAACAAGGGAGGAAAAGAAAGGCAAAAAGAAAGAGCTAGAACTTTTCAAGGCATCGCTGATGCTATGGCTAATCAATGGGGATGATAATGACTAAAGAACTGTTAGATGAATTGCTGTATCTGATTGAACTACAAATCAAGGCTAATCTTGCCTTGGCACTAGGCCATGCTGATGCTGCTGATAAAGAAGCAGAGAGAGAACATGTTCAGTATTACAGACTTGTTTCGTTGATTGAATCAATGAGGGACGATCTAAAATGAGATGCTTATCATGCAATGAAGCCTTAAGCGACTATGAAGCCTCTAGGCGTAGTGTTCGGACACACCAGTACATTGACTTATGCAATGGATGTTTCAAGTATGTTCGAGATGAGATTGCTGCTGTTGGTAATGTACGCTTGATCAATGAAGGAGATGAAGACAAAAAACTTACTGATGAATAACTTGACAACTTTGTTTTTTTCTGATACCCTAAATCTACATAGGCTATGTAGGCTACTTAGGCTATGTACTAAGTATATACTATGTATAATATTTAATATATACTTAGTACTTAGACTATTTAGCCTATGTACAGTAGGGTTTAACATAAGGATTGTTCGAAATGTACCCTGATGACGAGTTTTTACCTGAAGAAGCATTCGATGAGATCACTAAAGGTGAGTACGAAGACATGATGGAAGATCACAATGTCAATGATGTGTTAAATCGTTTTGTTCGCTTATGTCAAGAGTATGGTTTTTACTTCATGATGCGTCAGTTAACTAAGGCTCTTAACGCTAAAGGGTTCAACGTATGAGAAAGCGTATACAGCCACGAAAGCGTAAGGTTAACCCCTACGTAGCCTACCTAGAGAATCATGGCCGCCATGCCACCTTAGAAGACCTCCTAGAGGCATTCCCTGACAAGACCTCTAAGCAGATCAGAGACTCTATGTCAAAGTTAGTTGATAACTACACTGTTGATAGGGATATTAGGAAGGATGATCACCAATACTTGATATCGTATTCACTAGGCGGATACAACACCAGGGATAACACTGGTATCTGTTGGCATAACCCTTTTAATCTGAGGACAACATGAGCAGAGAAGCTATTAAACACACACCAGGTCCGTGGAACTACGACAGAAGCGGCTATTCCTTGTACGTCAACAGCGGACGCGAACTTGTGACCGCGTTGTCAATGGACGGCAAGCGTCTGGAAACATCAGAAGCCAACGCCCGCCTGATCGCCGCCGCGCCTGATTTGTTAGATGCGCTTTTGATGGTGCTGGATGATCCAAATGCTTTAGATGGTCGGCCAAGGACTTATGAGTACGTACGCGCCGCCATCGCCAAGGCAACAGGAGAGAAATCATGAGCAGAAAAGCTATGCAGATGGCGCTTGAGGCGCTGGAGAGTGATCCAACAAGTCTTGCTTGGCTTATTAACAAAAAGCAAGCTATCACCGTACTGCGCCAAGCACTTGTCGATGCTGACGACACATCGCAAAAACGTGTCGATGAAAAGGCAAAACGTGAACAAGAGCCGGTGGCGTGGATATCAGATGGCGGCGATGTGTCTCGCAGTAAACGGTATATGGATGAAATGGGATTTAAGTGCAACCCCCTCTACACCGCACCACCAAAGGCTGCTGAATGGGTTGGGCTGACGGATGAGGAGATACACCAAGCTTTTTGTCACGTTGAATATGAAACGCCTAACGACTGGAATAAAGACCCCGAATCATGGTGCATTGCAAACGCAAAGTATCTGCAAGCAATTTTGAAGGAGAAGA